GGTCGTCGGGATCTCCGACGATGGCGAAGGCTTCTTTGGGTAGGCCTTCCCTGGTGGCTTCCAAGGAAATCACCAAAGAAGGCCTTCCATTTGAGACTGATTGTTTTACTTTGCTCATTGGTTCCTCCTTTTGAGATTGCTTCGTCGCTGCGCTCCTCGCAATGACAGGGGAAAAGGGGCTCGCAATGACACGGGCTATTGCTTGTTTGAGTTTATTCATTTATCCCACCTTTATCATTGCAAACTCTGGCGTGTTCTGGTTGGACTTATTCACAGCTACATTACCTCCGCTGTTTTGCCAGGCTTTGACATACAAGTAGTCGTTAACCGCAAGGTCCACTATTGCCGTGACAGTCAAGCCAGGATAGCCTACGGCACCTGTTATGACTTCGCTTACCGCCTGCTTAACGCCAGCGTTCTTGTAAATAAAGAACCTGTAACGTGCGGCTGGGGATGAAGCCCATTGAGCGGTGAAATTAGCGATGTATTTACCTGCTGTTTTACAGGTGAGCCTTTCAGGGTTTGTTGAAAGGTCGTGTATATCATCGGTGTCCCATCGTTCCGTGTCAAACGTAAGTGTGACGTAGGTTGAAGTAGCTACGGTTTGATTGGCACTATGAGTCACTCGGCAGGATATATCAGTTCCGCCTCCCCCTCCTGAGCTGCCCTGGGGCCAGGAAGCCACGACGCAAGCATCCCGGGGATTTCCCCCGGGGATAGCCACAAGAACATAGTTGCCGATGATCATCGCCTCCGGTGCGATGTTTGTGGCAACGGCGATGTCGTCGAGGTAAGTTGTCAACGAGCCGACGAGCTGCACACCCGCCTTGTAGGTGGTGCTGTTGAAGGTCTTCAGGATGCCGAGTTCTAACATCGTTCTACGTTCTAGGTTCAAAGTTCAAAGTTCATTCGGAGTAAAACTCCCGGGAGATCACTCGGCTCTGGAGGGCTTTCAGCTTCTTCTCATAACGCTCGAGTCTTTGCTCTCCCCACTTCAGGAAGTTGATGGTAGCCCACTTGCCTGCGATGGTAGCCTTGTCAACGGTATAAACTGAGGCTGATGATGCCAAGTATCCGGTAGCTCCCAGGACGATGATCTCCTCGAACTGAGTAGGGATTGTCGATGACTCGGCATCGAGGGTGTGCTCCTTATACCACTTTACCCGGGCATCGCCTCCGTCGCCTTCGTCGCTCATCTGGATGGTATCCTGCCAGATTCGGAACTTCTGGTAGTGGCTAGGGTTCTCTCCGATAGGGAACTCAACAGACTCCACCCCGACCAGGCCTGACAGGCTGGAGATATCGATGTCCCTGGAGCTCTCCACGGTAGCGATATCGTCCTGCTGCTGTATGGGGGACACTATGGAGAACTCCCTGACCACCCTCTCGATGGCTCCGTCCACCTGGTCGTTGGTCCAACGATAGTTAGCATCATCTTCGTCCTGGAGGTCCTCCCGGACTCTGGCTCTCATTTCAGTTAAGTCCATAATCTCAAATCCCCCTTAATCCCCCTTTTCTAAAGGGGGGTTGTTTGTGGGGGAGGGGGAGCATGGAGGAACCCCCTCCCCCTGTTTTGGTGAAGGTTAAGGTGGTATTGTTCGCTGTATCTGTGTGCAAAAAGTGTCGAGTATTCCGTAGGTACTCGCACTTTGCACTAAGATGGCATTTCAATGACATCTTACCCTTTCCATGTTCTCTTTCTTTTTAAGTGTGTGGTAGTCATCTCCTGTAATTTCTATAGTGTGGTTAGTAGAGTGGCCACATGGTAGCCAAGGATGAGTAGAGTTAGCTGTTCTGTGGTATGCCTTGCCGCAATGTAGGCATTTGTAGTATTTACCTGCTTGTAGTTTCATTTCAAAATCGGCGATTTTTAATATCCTTTACCTTTATGCGAATAAACTAGATTGCCACGCTTCGCTCGCAATGACAGGGAGTAAGGGGGGAGGGGAGGGTCGATGCTCCCCTCCCCCGACGCAGGAGGTAGAAAATGACTGCTGGCCGGTGCGATCCTTCTCGTTCCGGACCGAGAGGACTTCTTTACGCCAGGTCGTGTGTTCCGCTCTCCCTTCAACGGTGCGAACGTTGCCCGCTTCTTAACTTGAAACCTGGTATAGACGGGACGTATCCTCTCCTGAAGCCCGCGGGCCCGCGCCAGCAAGTTCATTTAGTCCAGCACTCCTGTCATCATGGCCGCTTTAACGGTGGAAAAGAGGGCAAGCGACACATACCACTTAACCCTGGTCCTGGTGGCGTCCTTGGTCTCCAGAGAGCCAAGCCGTTCCACCTGGAGCATTTCGGGGCTGGAAAGTCCACACACGCCGCCCTCGCCCATCTGGAAGGCGAAGATAGCGGAGCAAACATCCGATGTGCCGACGGTGTAGTCGTCCTTCACCCAGTCATTGACGGCGATGGGGATGCCGTTATAGAGCTGGACCTGCTCCATGAACATCCCCGGTCGGGTTTCCAGGACGGCTCCTGAGGCTCTGATAAGGGACTGGAGCTTCCTTCGGCTCCGCTTGCTCATCAAGAGCATATCTGGCTTACCGCCTCTTACCAGGTCGATGAGCTTATCCAGGTTGTTAAGGGATAACGTGGCGCCGTTGGCTCCCGTTCCCTGCCAGTGACCGTACTTACAGGTCCACGTCACCTGGTCATCGACAACGGTGGCTCCCTCCTGAGTAGGCCAGGTAGGCTCGGTAGTGCCATGAGTCTTTTTATCGCCGGCTGCCGCCGTGCACTCATACCGGAAGCCGTTCTCGAGGCCTTCGGTGGGGACCACGATATCGCCCACCGCCGTAACGGTATCGGCCACCCAGGCTGTGTCCGAAAGCAGGACATAGAGCCCTGACGGCTGCTCACTGGCACCCGTGCCGTTCAGGAAGGCATTCTCGAACTCGTGCTGTATCGCCTTAGCCTTCTGCTCGATGACGGCTGTCTCAAGGTCCTGGATGTTACTCCTGGTTGACTTGAGAAAGTTATCGACATCGGCGTCTCCGCCAAGAATCTGGAGGGTAGCGGTCACCTGCTCGAACTCTGGCTCGGACTGAGTCCAGGTTCCCGATACAGGCGCATACCACCCCACACCGGGCAGCGTCTTCTCACGGTTGTACTTCAGACTGGTACCGACAATCTGAATGAAGGGCAGCTCCTGTAGGATAGGGCTGTCCTTGATAATGGTCTCGATGATGCCCTGTAACAGGACATCGGTAGACAGTTTACTTGCTTCTGCTAAAGATATACTCATTAGCTAGTTCCTCCTTTTTGTTGAATTCCAGCGGCGATCTTGTCCCTGGAGGACATTCCCTCGAGGGAGATGGCTCCTCTGGTTGGAGCTCCCGCGGGTACTTTGGCTTTTGAGGCTTCGGACTCCAGGGACTGCTTAACCGAAGATACCAGGCCTTTAGCCTTCTCGACTGAGGCGTCGAGCTCCTCGATGGTTTCGCCGGAGATCATGCCCTCGGGTATGGTGGGATTGAGGGCTTTGGCCATTGTGGCATACTTGGCAACTGCCTGGTCTCTGGCGTCCTTCAAGGAAGTGGTCAAGGCTTCGCTTTGCTTCTTCGCTTCGCTTAAGGACGATTCGAGCTCGCCACGCTTGGTCTCCAGGTCGGCGATGACGAAGTCCTTCTTGTCCGCCGCTTCCTTCAGGGTAGCGTTGGCCTTTATCTCCTCCTCAAGCTGAGCTTTGATAGCATCGAGCTCCTCGTTTGTTGAAGCCTCATTCTGAGTCTCCTGGGTTTCCTGATTTCCATCCTTCGGATTCTCATCCATAAAGTTCCTCCTTCTTACTCTCCCCCTGAGATTGCTTCGCCTTCGGCTCGCAATGACATAGGGGGTTGACTTTATTATTCAGGCACTTCCATCTCAGCGGCAACCGCTCTCTCTCTCGCACCGCCGCGAGTTGACTTTGCCCTAAAGTCCTCATTCATCTGTAAGATCCTCCCCCTCTCCTCAAGCCACCTGGTGAACTCCTCATCCGGGTCCATAATGCCCATCTCGTCCATAGCCGTCCTCCTGGAGTGGACTCCCGCCTGGACCAGGAGCTGCTCATTCTGAGCCTGACGCTGAGTATCCTGGGGAAGGACCGGACCCCACACTACACGGTGGGTAATGCCTTCCGGATTCTCATTCATATATTTCTGGGCAAGCTTCAGCATCATCTCGGCTCTAAGGTGATAGGCGTTGGTCCTGATGGTTCTTTTGCGGGTGACCTTCTGGATTAAACTCCCCAATTCAAGCTGCATGGCTGTTCCTGACAGGTCCCTCTCGATGCCGCCATAGGCTGCCCTGGGGGTTTCGGAGATATCATGAAGGGTGCGATAAATCACATCGATGTAATCTATATGGAGTCTGATGCCGCCGCCCTGGAGTAGGTCTAACAGGTAGGCCTTGGCATCCTCGGGTATGGTCCATACCGCTCCCGGCTTGACCTGGATATCTTCTGATTCGCCGACGTTCTCGAGGACCGCTATCGGGTTACCTGATAATTCCAGTATCCGGGACAACTGGCTGACCGCCCGGTTGAGCTCCCGCTGCGGCTGTTTAACTGAGGGGATATCGGAGGTCCCCCAGAACTGTTTAGGCTCCCTCAAGTTAGGGAAGATAATGAACGGAATGAAACCATAAGGATTCGGCTTGGATTGGATTCTGTCGTTATCCAGGAAGAGCTCGAAGGTCTTGGTGGTCCAGAGTTCGGTTACTTTCACGAGATTGCTTCGGTGCTCTGCACCTCGCAATGACACAAAAGGGCTGTCATTGCGAGCCGAAGGCGTAGCAATCTCATTCCCGTATAGCAAGCTTATTTGGTCCTGGGAAAGGGTGTATCGTGACGCCACTCTCCACACGTTGCTCAGGTCGTCACCAAGCCACCATGCATAAATCCCCCGGATATCGGGTGCGGTGATCTTGATGCGCTTGTCGTCCGGGTCCCATATGACCTTATAGCATCCGTCCCCCAGGATAGCGGTATCAATCTCGGTCTCCCAGTCTAGCTGCTGGAGGTTGTTGGATTCGTAAACGTCTCGGAGGAGATGCTCGGCTTTCGCTACCTTTGCTTTCAGCTCGTCGGTGTTCTCTACGGGATAGCAGGCGAAGGTCAATCCCTGCATTAAATAACTGGTCACCTTATCGATGGCCACCTTGGCATAATTAAATACGAGCTGGCGGTTTCTACTTGTCTTCTCCCACTGGCTGCCGTTATAGAAATTGAGGTTGTTGGTATATGCCGCCAGCCTGGCGGTATCGATGCGGGCTAGCTGTGAAGGATTGAATTCATTCATCTCGTAAACAATTCCAAAAAGTTTTGTAGTTGCCTGATTCATCAGGAACAATTGCCCAATAAATTGGGCAACTACAGTTTTAAACTACGCCTCGCAATGACATAAGGGGGTAAAAATTCCAAATACCAAATCGCAGGTAGTAAACAATATGGAATGACTAAAGTCCCAATGACCAAAAAGGTTTTGAAGTTTGAATTTAGAGTATCCCATATAAGTTCATATGAAAATCCCTCAAAATCCCCCTTTAGAAAAGGGAGTTCAACGCCCCCCTAAGGGGAATTTGACATTCCTGTCTCGACCGCCTTCAGCCCTCGCTGCACCGTCCTCACGCTAACCTGGAATATTCGGGCAATCTCGTCATTGCTTTTCCCTTCCTTTTTCAGCGCCATCATCCTCTTTGCCCTCTGGGTCTTCAGGAATTTCTCCTTTCCCCACGGCGCTTCCTTGATGCAGTAGGGGAAGGGGCAGGTAAGACAATGCGGCCATAGCTCACAGCCTTCGTCTTCGTAGGGGAAGTCCTCGGGCAATAAATCCCAGATGCTCTGTGGTTCCGTGACGAGTCTTTCGCTTTCTGTCATTCTGTCCTCAAATTGCTCCGAGATTGCTTCGTCATCCCTCGCTTGGGCTCGTGATTCCTCGCAATGACAGGAGGGGGGATGTGCCTCGCAATGACATAAGGGGAGTCATTGTAAGCCCTTTTTCATTTTTAGATGTCATTACGGCTCTTTTCTATTGTCATTGCGCCCTCTTTATTGTCATTGCGAGCGAAGCGCGGCAATCCCGGCGGAGCATGAGATTGCGGAGCTTGTTCCGAGTGAAACGAGGAAGCTCGCTCTGAGATTGCTTCGTCGTCCGCCAAGTGACGGACTTCCTCGCAATGACAGGAGGGGTGCACCTCGCAATGACAGGAGGGGTGCACCTCGCAATGACAGGAGGGGGATGTGCCTTGCAATGACGGGAAGGTGGTGCGTTATCATGCCAGAATATTAGCACTACAGTTCTAGAAAGGCAAGGGAATTTTGTCACCCTTCACTGCATCGTAATAAGAGGTATATTGACATTGGGAAGCAGGCTAGTATAATGTTGCATAGTGTATGTCAATAATTGAATGTGTGCTTGACAAGATTTCAAGTTATGTTTACAGTTTGCCCGAATAGATTAAAGGAGGTGATGCCTATGGTAAAGTCCCAAAGGAATTCTCGAAGGAGATTGCGGAGCGTGGCAGTGCCACGAGATTGCGGAGCTTGTTCCGAGTGAAACGAGGAATCTGTTGCTCCGAGTTTGCTTCGGTTATGCCT